ACCACCTGAATCGCCAAGTTGAATAAGGGGGATAGATGTTCCATTAGTTGAAACACCATTAAACATCACAGTAATACGCTTTACCCATGATGGGATAGAAGTAAAATCAATAGACGTACCTGATGCAGAGGCAACAGCAGTACCACTAGTAAGAACCCCTACTCCTGTTGGAGTACCACTAATACTAGGACTAGAAATACTAGGGCTAGTAATACTAGGGCTAGTAATAGTAGGTGTTGTTAATGTTAAACTAGGGCTTAAATAAGTAGAATTAATAGCTCCAGATGTAGCAGGAATAGCATTTAATACACTGGATACATAAAATGATTCAGTAGTTACTGTATCATTTAGTGTACATCCATTACTAAGAACAACAGTAGTACCTGTAGTTGCTGTATAGTCAGCTGCTGCTAATCTAACACCGTTACGATATACATTAATATACCCTACTGTATAGCTAGGTACTGTAAATGATGTTTGTCCAGCTGTAGCTGTATAGTCGGTTACTGTTCTATATGCTGTATTAGTTATACCTGAGGCAGGTATGCCTAAATAACGTACTGAAATATTGCTTGTACCGCTAGGAGGTGCTGCAGAGAAGGTTAATGTAGTACCTGATACTGCATATGTTGATGGGTCTTGCACTACACCTGTAACCATTACTAATACAGAAGTTGTATTAGCGGGTGCTACAGTCATAGTAAATATTAGTTGAGAGCCTGTACCGTTAAAAGTATCTGTTAAGAAGGCTGTGTTTGTTGGTTCGTTACCTATATAACTCATGTATCCTCCTTATTCGTAAATTAAATGTTTGTATTAGTCAATATAATGAAATTAAGGATAAATTAAATGACCCAATTAAGCGCTAACTTTTCTTTAAAAGAATTATCTAGATCAGATACAGCTACCAGATTAGGATTAGATAACACACCTGACTCTACAGCTACTGCTAACTTAAAAACATTATGCGAAAAAGTATTACAACCTGTAAGAGATCATTATGGTAAAGTAACTGTTAACAGCGCTTATCGTTCACCTGAATCTAATGCTGCTGTTGGCGGGTCAAAGACATCAGATCATTGTAAAGGTATGGCAGCTGATATTGAAGTATCAGGTGTGGCTAATGGTGACTTAGCTCAGTATGTTAAAGATAATTTTAAATTTACACAATTAATTCTTGAATTCTATACCCAAGGAATTCCTGACTCAGGATGGGTACACGTATCGTATGACCCTAATAACCTTAAATGTGAATGTTTAACTGCTACAAAACAAAATGGTAAGACAGTCTACCTTAAGGGTTTACAGCCGTAGACGACCCCTAATAGGAAGTACTCCATAATAAAGGACAATACATGGCAACTACGATAGAACAATTTGGCAGAGGCGGTTGGAACTCTGATATGCCACCATTGATCTTACCACAGAATACATTTACAGATGTGTTAAATGTAAGGTTTGATGATGAGGCAATACAAGCAACTACGGGAGAAGCATTATACAAGACAGTATCTATTGCCCCTGATTATGGAATACATTGGAGAAGACCAGACCAAGGATATAACATCTTTGCTAAGAATGGTAATATTGTAAGAGTAGATGCTAGCGGTGCTCAATCATCTATGCTATTAAGTAGTGATCCAGTATATGATAATAGTGATTGGCAAGGCACTTTGTTTAATGGTGGATTTGCTATTATTATTAACAATGGTACATCTACCCCATTATATTGTTTATATGGGAGTGCTACTGCAGGTTCTTCATTTCAACCTTTACCTAACTGGAATTATGTTGCTGGATTAACAGTAACAGCTAAAGTTGTAAGATCATTTAATTATTCTCTTGTAGCTGCTAACTTAACATTAGATCAAAGTGGAACAGTTACTTATGCACCTAGCACTATTAGAGTATCTGTTCAAGCAGCTACTGGTTCTATACCTTCTGTATGGCAACCAGGCTTAACAACTGATACTGCTGATGAATTTGATTTAAGTTCTACCTCACCTATCTTAGATATGCAAGAGCTTAGGGGTAGTATGTTTATATATTCCTCAGATAGTATTAATATTTTAACTATAGGTGCTACAACAAGAGTAGTACCCTATAGTAAGTCTTATGGTATTCTTAATACAGACTGTGTTATTGAAGTTGATGGTAAACACTTTGTTGTTGATCGTAATGATATATACACACATAATGGTTCAGGAGCTATTGAGTCTATTGCTGACTTTAGAATTAAAAAATATTTCTTTAGAAATCTTAATAAGAATGCTACTAATAAAGTACACATAATTAAAAATCCATTTTATAAAGAAATATGGATTAATTTTCCTAAAGGAACATCTACTGTTTGTGATGAAGCTATTATTTATAATTATAAAAACAATACATGGACTAAAAGAAAATTACCTTCAGCTACTTATTTATTTAATGGTCCACCAAATATAGATAATACATTTCAATATGGTAAAGAAGTATTATACATATGTACTAATTCTACACAGACACTTGTAACAGATGATAATTATTTAATGTGGACAGGATCTGCATTAGCTCACTTTGAATCTTATATTGAAAAGAAAAAGTTAAATACAGGTGATGTATCAGGCAGTAGTATAGTAACTTCTATATACCCTATCTTTGATAAAGTACCTATTGATGCTGATATTACTATTAGGGTATCAGGTCAAAACAATTATAATGAAGATATTGATTTATCTACAAATGAACCTAACATAACTACTTTAATGTTTCTTCCTAATGAACTAAGATCACAAGGTTATAAAGTTGATCCAAGAGTTTATGGTCGTGTTTTAAATTATAGAATAACTTCTTCAGATTACTGGAGACTAGCTACCATAGCTGTAGATGCTAAACCTCTAGACAGGAGATAACATATGATGTTTCCACCACCTATTACTGGTATATCTGAATTAGATGCTTATTTGTCTCAGATGTATATGGAAGGAACAGTATCTAACACCGATAACGTTGTTATTAATTCAGCTAATGGGCAAGTATATAATCCAACTACAGGTATTGTTGTATCTTATTTATATGAGTATATACATATTAAATATGCTGATAATAACGTAGGTGCTGGTTTATCTAATTCACCAACAAACAAAGATTATGTTGGTTTATTTAATAGTGACTCTGCTACTGAATCAACTAATCCAGCAGACTATACTTGGTATATTGTAAGTGGTGGATTTGGTACAACTAAATTCTTATGGTATATTGTTAATGGTGGTAGACAATTTAACTACATTGTTAGCACAACATTACCTAATGCTCTTTACATACAAGATACAGGAGCAGTAGTTGATTTAGATTTAGTGTCTAGTTCTAATGGTTCTTCTGCTAGAGTTTCTTATGCTACTGCTACTATTGGTTCTTTAAGCACTTCACCATCATTTGTTAATGTAACAGGTTCTTCTAGTTATCCTCCTACAAATACGTGGGGTGGTGGTGAAGTATGGGGAGGTACTCCCTCAGTATTATCTATTGGTCAAGCGCTGTATAGATCTGATGGTATATATAGTCCAACAACAGATATTACTACATGGTATGTACCTTATCAAGCTGCATTAAGTGTTGGTTCATTAGACGTTGTAAGCCCTGTTATGGGAGATATATATAATGGTAATGTAGTTAGATCTACAACAACTATTGCATCAGGTTCAGGAGTATCATTTGAAGATACTGGTTCATTTGCTTTAGGTGACTCAACAAAAAGTATAGTGTTTGATGGATCTGTTTTAACATTAAACGGGAATTTAGTTAATACAAATAATTTAGTAGCTAACTCGGTAACAACTGCTGCAACTAACACTAATGCTTCTAATAGTGCTACTGTTACTTTATCTTTAACTGCAGGTGATACTATTTATGTTAATGCAAACTGTGATACAGAATATCCAACAAGCACAGCTAGCACTACAAGAACATTTAGTATCTTTATTACTGGTGCAGCTACAGCTACTTTAAGTACAACTACTTCAGTAGTGTCACAAATAACAGCTACAAACTACTTTACACAATCGTCTACTAGTGGTATCTATGTAGCACCCTCTACAGGCTCATATACTTTTACAGCTACCTACAGTGCTGGTAGTGCAGGAACCTCAATACAAA